TCGCATTATAGCTGAAAACCGTGGCAACAAAATCGCGATTAAGTCCGCTTGGACCGCGAAACTTAAAGAAAAAGGTATCGGTGATGGCTTTGTATTACCAACCGCACTTGACGCCGTATTCTTTGCCACCTGGAACGACGTCGCTGCTGACGTGCTTGGCACTTTCCGCCGAAGCAATCGTAGAGCTGGCGTTGCTAACGCTTACTACGGTGATGGCGAAGCTATCCGTGCTAAAGGCCACAAGAAAGGTGAAACCAAAGCTACTCAGCAAATTTCAACCTTACACCGTGATCTTAAAGGCAAAATCCTCTACAAAATGCTCGATATTGACCTTATCGACCTTCTTGAGGACGAGGACGGCGAATTCTTGCGTTTCCGCACCGAGGAACTTGCTGCTCGCTTAAAGACCGAAGTTTACACCGGCGCTATCTTGGGTGATGGTCGTTCTGAACCACAAGGCACCGACGCTGACTATCGTGTCTTTGACGGAAGCCGTGGCCTCCACAGCATTGTTGCCGACCTTAACGGTTCTAGCGTTGCTAACAGCTACGCGTCCTTCGTGGCCTCCACGATTGCCAACAACGCTGGTGATGACACCTACAAGAAAATTGTTAAAACCCTCCGTGCTATTAAGCCGACCGCGTTTACTGTTAATACCCCAATTAACAAGGTTATCGTGATGGATCCAACCGACCTCACCGACCTTATGCTTGCAGAGGACGAAAACGGCCGCTTGCTATTCCAGCCTGGTACCGACTTCGAGAAGGTATTCCGCGCAAAGATCGTGGAACTCGAAGGTATCAAGGCCGCTGGTTACGACGTTATCGCCTATGCAAACCAGGGTTACACCTTGCTTGGTACTGACGATATGGTCCGCACCGACTTCGATATCAAGACCAACAAAGACTATATGCTCGTCGAGCGTCTAGTTTCTGGCTCTCTTGAGGGCTCGAAGGTTGCTGCTGGCTACAAGTCCGCAGGTGCAAGCGCTTAATTTAGAAAGGAAATGACCGGATGACAAACTCAAATGAACTTATCACGAAAGAGAAAATGGGCTCGTTGCTCGGTCGTGCCTTGACTAAAGTTGAGTCTGGAAACTATTCAACGTACTTTAAAATAGCCCAGGAACGGTTGGAGGACCTGCTTTGTGTAGAACTCAAAGCTCCCCTCCAGCCAGGGCTGGAACTTCTGCTCGCGCGTTGTTTTGCCACCATAGGCCAAGAACAGGAGCAAGTCAAACGTGCCGGTATCAAGTCCAAAAAGATTGAGGACTATTCGGTAGCGTATGACGAAAGTATTACCTCTCCTATGGAGGCCTTTGTAAAGCAGAACGACGCCGCGCTGGAAAAGTATTCAGAGTGCCAAGCTGGTATTAGGCACGGGAAGGTTTGCTATGGAAACGGTATTCGATCTATTTACCTCCGATAACTACGAGTATCTACAAGTAGATAGAGGGACGGTAGAAGGTAACAAGATTACCAAGACCATAGAACACCAGGGCGTGTTTAAGTTACGTAGTGGGATGGTGCAAGGCGACAGAGAGGTTGAAAAATCCGACGCTACCTTGCACGTCCACCCAGAGGATTACGAGGGTATCTCACCGGATAAACTGGTTGGGAACGGGATACGCTACAAAGGCGTAAACTATCGTATCGCTGGCGTAACCGAAGGCAAGGACTTTGATACTGGCGAGGTTGAGTTTTATCGGCTCACTCTTGAAAAAGAGCAACAGACAGACGAGGAGGATTTTATCTAATGTCTGTTACCTCGGTTGGCGAAGTAAAAGTATCCGTTAAGGTGGAGGAACATATAAGCGACAGCCTTAAATTCTTAAAGGTAAACGTTCGCAATTCCCTCCGCGCTATGGCAGAGGCGACACTCCAGCGCTCTCGTATGTTAGCACCAGAGCTTACCGGCTCGCTTAAAGCAGACGGTAGGGTTGAGGAAGCAGGCGAGAACGTGCTTGAAGTGTCCGTGGCTTATGGTAGTCCGGCCGTGCCTTATGCCAGGCGACGGCACTTTGAAAACAATCTGCACCCAGATACGAAATACTATCTACAAAACGCCGGTGATACGGTCGCGAAGGAAGGGATTAACAAATACTTATGATTACGCTATCACTATTAAAGTTTTTAGAAAATAATGGCTTTGGCAAAATCGACAAGGATTTGTTTTGGCAGAAGTTAGGGCTTGGCAAAGATGGTATCTATATCGTTAGCATAGGGCAGGCTTCGTCTAAATTTAGGCGGCGCGTCCAACGCTACGAGCTTTATTCAAGAGCCGAAACAGACCTCAAAGCCTTAAAACAGTTAGAGGCTGTGGCAGATTTCTTGAGTAAGGTGGAAACCTACGATACCTGCGAATTGCCAGCCGTACCGAAGTATGGAATAGAAAATAGCTATCGCAATATCACTATTTCGCCAGTTTCTACACCGACGAGAGTTGGCGAGGATACAAAAGGCCGGATTATCTGGTCGGTGTCGGGAACAATAAGTTATTAAAAGAAAGGAAAACAATGGATCAAGCTCCTACTTATATGGGTGGTAAAGTCGAATTAGCGATTGGTACCACCGTAATTGGCCCAGAGTTTCTTGGTGATATTACGCCAAACTTTGCAGAGGGCACCCTCTCTACAACCTCACAGGCCGGTGTTATCACTAGACCATCTGGGAAACTAGAAACTGCACAGCTAGAAGGTAACTACATTTTGCCTTCTATGGACGCGCTTAAAGTTCTCTACGAGGATCTTTACGAGGAACCTCTAACAGATGACTTGCTTGGGCGTATCCGTATTGGTGGTGGTACTTGTGCTACCAAGACTCCAAAGGTTGTTAACGTCCACTTTACTTGCGATCCTAACTCCGACAATGACTTGCATATCTTTGCCGGTTTGACGCAGCTTAACTTGAACTACACCTATGGAACTGATGGGAATATCGTGGTGCCATTTACGATTTTCGCACAGCCGACTTCCGAAGGCTATGCAACCGTTGGTGCTGGCGACCTTACGCAGAAAACGCTTTGGGACGCCTCTACGCAGCAATTCGTTCCGGTGCCTGTCAGCGCTTAACAATCCAAAAACAGAAGTCCCTCTTTATAGAGGGATTTTTGTTATCTGTGGAACGATCCCCAAATAAGCAGGGCAGCGATTATCTGCAAGACGAATTGGATAACTATTATTTTTCTAATTGCCGCGACAGAGTATTTTATTTCGTTCAAAGACTCACGCTCTGATGGGGTGATTTCAGTTTCTTTATCTTTCATATTGTTTCCTTTTTTGTTTTGATACGTTTTCTATATTTTACCATAAAAGGCTCGTGCCTACAACTTGACTAGCACTTCGATAGATAAATATAACGAAATAAAGGAGATTACAATCACTATGACAATTACATACGTACCAAAGAATAACAAAAAGACTATTGAGGTCGAAGGATACGGCAAATTTACCGTCCGACCATACGGCGCCGGCGAGGAGTTGCAGGTCCGCGCAAATATGCGAGAACTAAACGAAATCACAGCCGAGGCACAAGAATTATTAGAAAAGGCGAAAAGTAGAAGCAAAGACGAGAAAACCCCAGAGGAAGAACAGAAAGCTCTGGCACGCCTACAAAATCGTACAGATGATTTAGTCGCCGAAACTCACGAAATCTTAAAAGGCACTATCACCTCTGAAACAGAGGGTGCTGTTGATAAGCTATTCAGAGAACTTGATCGCAAAGAAATCAGAGCAATTATAGACACGGCTCTGCTCGGTGAAGTAAAAGAGGTGGAGGAGCCAAATGCCAGCGCTTAAAGATATGCTGTCGCCGGAGGACCAGAAGTGGGCCGAGAACCGAGCAAAAGAAGCTAAAAATCCGCGATATCGTGGCGATATACCACCAGAGCTATATCAGTTGGCTCTGCACGGTGTTTATTTTGGGTTTGAGGCTGTTAAAGCAGTTCTGCGAGGCCACATTATAGACGTGGGCGAGGATGGCAAAGTAAAACATATTCCCTACACCTTTGAAACTATGACGGGGTTAAACCAAGCGGCGCGCAAGGTACGCTACCGCCAGATTGTTGACGCTGGCGATATTCAAGCGTCCGCGTCCGCCGGAGTGCTTTCTGACAAAGATTTTGCGGAGAATATCCGGCAGAAAACAAACTCTATAAGGAAGGAACTATAACAAATGGACGACTCCTCAAGTAACATTGTCAAATATACCTTTAAGGCCGATACTTCTAACGTAGAGAAGGCCGTTGATGGTATTGGGAAGAAAGTCGGCGATCTCAAACAAGAGATGGGCGATATGAACCTCAAGATTAACTGGGGTGAAGGACAAGGTACTTACGAGGAATATCAGGCGTGGTTTGAGAAAACCACCAAAGAGGCAGAGGAATATGCCAAGGCGCAAGAAGAAGCCGCGGCCGCTAGTGCAAAGGTTGAGTCCGCTACCAAGACCGTCGCGCCAGAGATAGAAAAGACCGGACAGGCCGCCGAACAAGCGAAGTTTGACTTTGAGGAATTCAAAGAGTCAATGTGGCAAATGACCGGTTCTATGCACGACGTTTCCAAAGAAGCGCAAGCTATGTTTGCTGCGATTACCGCTGCCGAAATATCGTGGGTTTCCGACTCTATGTCGGAGTACGCGAAATATGAGGACGCATTATACGGTCTGATGACTACCGTAGATACGGTTAAGGGCACCATAACCGACGCGATGACCGAAGTACGGGATATCACGGCTGACGGCTTATTGTCCGAGGAGGACGCGATGGTCGCTATGCGTAACCTCACAGCGTATGGGTACAGTGTCCAAGAAGCCAGCGAAATGATAAAGGCGATGACATTATCCGCGGAAGCTAACCGTAAGGAAATGTACACCGTTTCGGAGGCCGTGGAGAGAGCGACGCAAGGTATTAAGCAAGAGTCCTCTATGATGATGAAGGTGGCAGGTAATATGGAAACCGCCTCTAGCGCATACGACAGATACGCTGCGTCCGTCGGCAAGACCGCAAGCGAACTCACGCAGGCAGAAAGACGCCAGGCAATCTATAACTCCACCATTGAAGCAGGACAAAAATACAGTTCCCAGGCAAGCGCATATCAGAACACATATTCCGCCTCTACGCAAAGACTAGCCAATTCTCTTGAAAACTTAAAGGCGAGTTTCGGACAGGCCTTTGCGCCGATGGCTACGGTGATAAATAATCTCGCCTCGTTCATCGTTGCAAATAAAGAAGTAGTTGTGGTGCTGGGCACGTTTGTTGGCGTAGTTGTAGGCGCCGGTGGTATCGTATGGGCGATTGCCAAACTTATTCCGATGATTTCCAGCGCGATTGCGTGGTTCTCTGGTCTTAACGTCGCCGCAAAAGGCGTGGTACTTGGCCTTGCTACTGTCGCCGCTACGATGGCCGCAATCAGTCTAGTTTCATCGCAGACGGCAGGCGCTACCGAAGATCTAGTTTCTGGGCTAGACGATGGCGCCGACGCTATGGAGGACTTTGGCGTAGCCACCGGAGGCGCCGCCGGATCCGTCCAAGACCTCAATAAACAGCTTGATAAACTCCGCAGAGATTATTTAGAGGACTTGAAACAGATTGAAGTCCGCCACCTCGAAACTATCGACAATCTCACCAAGCAGATTAAAGAGGCAAACGTTAGCTATCGTCGAGCCGTAGAGGAACGTAACGCTGCCTTTGAAGTATCACAAGCCGAAGAAGAACGCGCCCACCAAGAAAAGGTGGACGAGATTATGACGCAGATTGCGTTCTTACAGAGATATAACAATGAATACAACCGGCAAAAACTCGCTAACCTTGAATTCGCACTCGCCAAGGAAAATAACCTCTATCAGAGGCAAACAGAGGCAGCGCGAGAGGAGCTAGAACTCCAGAACGAAAACGACCGCAAAGCCTACGAGGAAAAACGCGCCGCCCTCCAAGCCGAACTAGACGATGAGCTGGCGTTTATGAATAAACACCGCGACGCTCTTAAAGAAGTCCAAGACGTTATTCTGCTTGATGAAATTGAAGCATTACAGAGAAGGTATGAGGAACAAAAAGCCTCCTACGAGGAACAAGCCAACCTAGCTGGCGCAGCCGGTGGCAGTATCGCCAACAACCTCGCCGACAAGTTTAACGAGGCAATGAAGAATAGCCAACTCTCTATTGCGCAATCTGGTACGAGCGCAGGCGACGCCTTTGGTAGTAGCTTCTTTGGTAAGGTGATGAACTGGTTCGACCAGGTGCTCAATAACTCTGTTGGTAAATTCCTATTCGGTGAGAGCGCCGGTATGACGGCAGATACAGAGCAGAAGAAGATCGTAGAGTATTACAAGAGCAAGTATGGCGATAACTGGAAAAGCGAGTGGACGCGTCAAGGTATGGGCGCAATTCCAGCAGGATATGCCGTCGGTGGCTTTACCGGACGTGGCGCGACAGACGAAGTGGCAGGGTTCGTTCATAGAGGCGAGTATGTTATCCCTGCAAATATGGTGGACCAAAACACAGGAACTCCTAAATCACTTGGCAATACGATTATCAACATTAACGTTCAAGGCACCTTCGCTACCTCGCAATCAGAGCGCAGAAAGGTTGCGGAGCAGATTGCTGCGGCACTAGAGCAAGTTAAACGTTCAAGATTGGAGGCAACGAGATAATGGCAATAACAGTAACGATAACAGACCAGACCGTAACGCGTACGTATGACGTATGGGCTACTCCGCTTATTTCTAACCCAGACCATATCGGGCAGATGGTGGAAACGGTAGATGGTAACGTATCAGATTACTACAAAGCGCGCAAACACAAAATCACCCTAACGCTCGGCTATATGACAGCCGGCGAATACTCCGTGCTTAAAGGTTTCGTGGATAGACAATGGGAAAACAAACGATACCCCGTGATTACGATTTCTGGTGCTACCAACCTCCCTATCTCAAATATGGTAGCGCGTATGGAACTCAACTCGCAGAACGTAATAGATAACTGCGGAACGGTAGAGGGCGTACAAGTTAGTTTTAGGGAGTCAAAACAACTGTGATAAGTGTAGATAACAAATTCCACGAGGCGGCAAGAGGGCAGATTATCACCCCCGTAGTATCGCCATATATCTCATTTACGAAGGAACTAGATCCCTCCGTAGGTATTTTTACGCTAGACCAAAGCGTGCTAGACGGCCCAGATATTCTGGCTTTACGCGAGCCAAACGTCTTGCAGATATGGGACTTATACAAGTATTCGGACTATTCCGACCGGCTAGTCAAGATAAGCCTCTCACGCTCTATTGAGTTTCCCTACACCGTTCAAATCGGGCAGGCAGATATTACTTTCGACAACCACGACGGCTACTTTACGCCAGGCTCCGGCTCTACGATTGACGAGAACAATCTTCCAGGCCGTCCGGTTCGTATCTACGCTGGCTTCCAAGGGCAAGGCTCTATCCCCCAACTTGTCGGCTTAACAGAGGACACGCCAGATATTAACCAGAGTTCACGGACTGCTGACTATCACGTAAACGACTTCCTAACGTCTATCTGCGAAAGCCCTCTAACAGAGGTGGTGGATATGCGCGACGCCAGAACTGACGAAGTATTAGCGGCCATCGTGGAGCAATTTGGGCTTACCCCTGCACAGTATAACTTCGAGCAAGGCGCGAACGTTATTCCGTTTGTATTCTTTGATATTGGCGACAGCGCTGGCGACGCAATCAGAAAGCTGGTACAGGCCGAGAACGGACGTTTTTGGCTAGACGAGCTTGGTATCCTACGCTTCCAAGCGAGAGCAAGTTTCAACGATGAACTCGCTATGACGTTCGGCGAATACTCTATCATAGAAGTTCGTCCTACCGAGAATTCCCAGATGGTAAACCACGTTAAAATCCAAGCCGAAATCCGCGAAGTCCAGGAATACCAGTACGTTTATACCAAGTCCTCATCCGGCGATAGAACGAGCAACCTCTGGGTTATAGATCCAAACTTCTCAAATGAGATTTCGTGTTCGCTTGAGGATCCGTGCTACGACGTCCAAAATCCGACACTAGGACGTAGCAGCTCTGTTTCTTGGTTTACTTGTAAAGACGCCAATGGAAACGAAATAACTTCCGGAGTATCCGCAACGTCCAGATTGACTTCTAACGCCCTTATCATAACATTTACGAATACCAACAGCTTCGCCGTAGAGATTGACGAAATGAGGCTTTATGGTGAGCCGGCAAAGGTTACAAACCTCTTGAAATATGACGTACAAGACGAAGAAAGCGTAGAAGAATATGGCGATCGTGTTTTGGAAATCACCAATAACGAATTCTTCCAATCCGAAAACCAGGCCGATCTCTTTGCGCGATATATGCTTTACGAGCGCGCTAGATACAACCCAATCTTAAACGTTGAAGTCAAAGGCGATTTCTCTCTAATGCTCGGCGATATTATCGAGTTACAAGGCGAATTTGCCGGTACGTATATCGTAGATGGTATTAACTGGGAACACGGCCCAGGATACCTCGTAACAACATTGACCGTCCACCAATACAATGCTCCGCACTACTTTACGTTGGATAGCAGCGAATTGGATGGTACGGACGTATTAAGGTAGGAGGAATATGGCGATAGTAGTCAAAAAAGAAATCACGACCAACGCACTCACAAGCGAGCAGATTAAGATGGTAAACCTACTTTATCCGGTAGGCACTTACTACGAAACGTCGAACACTAATTTTAACCCGAATAAGGAGTGGGTAGGCTCGTGGAGTTCCACAACGTCTAGCGGAATTGTCAAGTGGCACAGGACTGCTTGACACTCACTTCGATAAAAAAGCATAAAAGGAGGTAGGATGTTTGAAAAAATCAAAGCAAAACTAACTGGAAAAGCAAAAGGTATTACCAATGCGGACGGTAGCGAGTGGCACCTAGCAGATATCAGAAACAGCTTTTTTAGCCTTTACGGTGGTGGTGATGGCGCATACGACAATATTTTCGCAGACGTGTCAAGAATTGCCGAGCAAATTGCGATTGCTCTGCCTTACGCGATAGACGAAAACGGCAAGCGGGTTAAAGAAACACCACAACTTATTTCTGCGCTTTATAATCCGAATAAAGAAATGTCCGGCCTTGATTTCTTTGAGGCGTTAGCTGTGATGACTTTGGTACACCCAACCGTCTATATTCTTTGCCATAAGATAGACGGAACGCCTGGCGGGATTACCAAAGACAATATCGGTGGCTTTACTTTCCTCCAAGGTGTCGGAGTGATTAAAAACAGCGACGGCTCTATTCAGTATCGCACCAAGTCCGCTACTTATACCGACGCAGAAGTTATTTCTATCTCTCTTAACATTAACCCATACGACGTTACCGAGGGCTATTCGCCAACGCTAGCCGCTAAAAAGTGGGCGAGCTTGGACGATTATATCGTAGATTGGCAGAGTGGCTTTTTCCGCAACCAAGCTATTCCGGCTGGTGAGTTTATCGTTACGGCACGCGACAAAAAAGAATTTAACGATATCGTGGACGCTATGCAGGAAAAGCACCGTGGCGCAGGCCGCAACAATAACGTTTCCTATGTCCATCGTCCTACCTCTGCGATAGACGGCAAACCTTTGCCGGCTCAAATTGAGTGGGTGCCGTTTGCACAAACGAACAAAGACGCTACCCTCAAAGACGTGTTCGAGCAGGCCAATAAGAAAACGGCCACCGCGTTTGGAGTGCCAGAGGAAATCAAGGGCTTTATCCAAAACTCCAACTACGCTTCTGTTGCTAAATCGGAGCATATCTTTGACAAATATACTGTTTATCCGAAACTTATCAAGATCTGGGCGAAGTTCACTCACGAAATGAACCGTATTACCGGCGGTTTAGGTTTCGCGATCACTGTTGATTATGTAATTTCGGAGTCTGTGGACGAACTCAAAACTCGCGCAGAAACCACCGAGATACAATTCAGAACGCTAAAAGACGCTGTGGAGGCTGGCTTTGCGTTAGACTCTGCTGTTGACGCGCTTGGCTTACCAGAAGGGTTTAAGGCGCTTGTTAAGAAGCTACCAGAGCCAGAAAACCCACAGGTCGCGGATAACGCAGACGACTCTGTTTCACAGGTAGAAACCTCATTTAAAAGTGTCAAAACCAAAAAGAAGGACGCTATATCAGACTCGGAAGTAGAAAAACTTCTCAACGAATATACCGAGGAACAAATCGAAGCCGCAATCGAAGGCGACGAGTTTGATATCAAAGAGAAATCTAGTATCCTCGCTGGTAGCTTGTTGCCAGTTCTGCTTACAGGCGCGGTCGCCTACGCACTCGCTCGACAAGATGAATTAGAGGAGGCAGCGATAGCGGCGGGCTATGAGGTAGATACTAGCTATGAGTACGAACCCAGCGAGGATTTTAAGTCAACCTACTTAAAATACCTTGAAGAAATAACCTTCTCCTACTCATCCGATACCGACGCCGCGATCCACCGGACGTTAGAGATGGCCGAAGCTGGCGACTTTACCGAAGAACAGACTAATAACGCCCTGCGTGATTTAACAGAGAGCGAGTTCTGGCGCACCAAGAGGCTACAAGATACAGAGGCGCACCGATCGTCAGAAATGGCGAGCCTTGATATGGCGAACGCTATCACCGAGCATAACGAGTTGGAGGAAGTCAAAAAAATCTGGCACCTCAACCCAGAGTCCGTAAACCATTGTGAAATCTGCAAAGAAATGGACGGCGTGGAATTACCTCTTGACGGTGATTTTGCCGAACACGCCCACGAGGAAGGAATTGGCGAATTTAGTGCTGGTGCCGGCGAAGTGGCCGACGCTCATCCGCATTGTCATTGTTACCTAACCTATACCGTACCCCCGAAAGTAAAAGAGGAAGTTAAAGCGGTTAGAGTTACCTGCCCGAAATGCAAGAAGTTTATCTGTGAGTCCAAAGACGCCACCCTTGAAAACGTAGTTTGTTCAAGGTGCAAGACGCAGTTTGACGTTAAGATAGTCGATGGCAAACTTGACAAAGGGGTTAAATAATGGCAAATCAGTATTTCTCTTGCGAACTTGAGGTTTGGGTAGATGGCGCGACAATCTATGCTCGTATGCACTACTGGCGTTCTGGCACGTATCATTATCAGGATACTAGCTTTCCTAACCCGACGATGACAATCGCAGGGCAGACTTTCGAGGATAGTGGGTTTGGTAACTGGGTAAGAGGTGGTATTGACGTCGGCGACGTACGTACTACAACCTACTCTAAAACTGTTTCTTCAAACGGTACTTATGGCGTATCATTTACCGCTGGCTCTGGTTTGCGTTCGGACTTCCAGGGTACTTGGTCTGGCAGCGCAACAGTTACTTCTATCGTCGTTGCGCCAAATACTCCGACTATTTCCGGCTCGAATACGGACTCTTACAAGAACAAAATCACCTGGGGTACGTCCTCGTTTGGCAATCCGGCCTCTGGTACGGTTTACCTCTACGGCGGAACGTCTAACAACCCCACAACCCAGATAGCGAGCAAGACTTCTACCGGCAATTCCACCTTTACGCATAGCGGATTAAGGCCAAACACTACCTATTACTACCGCGCACGCGCCAAGAATAGCAGCAACGCCTGGTCTAATTACAGTAGCGTGATAACCGTCAAAACGAAACCTGCCGCACTTGTGCCGTATCCGAACGATCCAGAACAATCAAACACGGCGAAATACGTTAAAAAAATCGAGGTGCCACTCAACGGGCTTGCTAGAAATGCAACAAAACTTTATCGGTCTGTGGGTGGAGTAGCGCAAAGGATTTATTAAAGAAAGGAGAAAACGATATGAAATTGAGTGTTACTCAAAACAAAATCGAAATCACCGAAGGTTCTCTGGTAAACCAAGGTGAATATCTGGCAACGCCTCTTGATTTTGAATTTACGAAATCGTATGACGGTCTTGTCAAATATGCAGTATTTATCAGAAAAGAGGACGGGGCAACTTACAAAGTGCCTCTGGTAGATGACGCCTGCGATATACCGGCCGAAGTGCTTACCGAAAAGGGAGAATTCGGGCTCGGTGTTTACGCGTTCGAGGTAAAGGATGAGGAGCTGGCGCTGCGCTACTCGCCAACGCCGATAAAGGTCCAAGTAGATCCAGGATCTTACAGAGAACACGCCGTAAACTCAAGTGAACTTACCCCTACCGAAACCGAAATCTTGGAACAAGAAATCCAAGCTATTGTGGACGACTTGATTTACAAGAGGGACCACGGGTACTTTAACGGTCCAAAAGGTGATAAGGGTGATAAAGGGGACAAAGGAGATAAGGGCGACACCGGACCTCAAGGTGAGAAAGGCGACACCGGAGCACAGGGCCCACAGGGTGAGAAAGGCGACACGGGCGCCACTGGGCCACAAGGCGAAAAGGGCGATACCGGTCCGCAGGGACCTCAAGGCGAGCAAGGTCCGCAAGGCGAAACTGGCGCAACTGGTCCGCAGGGCCCACAAGGTGAAACTGGCGCAACTGGAGCTACTGGCCCACAAGGTCCGCAAGGGGAAACCGGTGCGACCGGTGCTACTGGTCCTCAAGGACCGCAAGGCGAAACTGGTCCGCAAGGTGCCGCTGGTGCTGACGGGCAAGCTGCAACTATTTCAGTTGGAACTACCGCTGTCAACTTCGGACAATCTACCGACTCCGTTGTCATCACAAATAGTGGTACGAGCTCCGCGGCTGTTCTGGACTTTACATTTAACTTCGCCTTCGCAGATGGCAATAATATAGCGTATTAAGGAGGTATATGGGAAACGTTTTAGTAAACAAAACAAGCCTTGATAATATCGCAGACGAGATACGTAATAAAAATGGCACTCAAAACACCTACACGCCTGCGCAGATGGCGCCAGCAATCGCAGCTTTACCGACTGGTATTTCGGACGTAACTTCGGTTACTATCACAAATAAATCTGCTTTTGAGAACTTACAGTTCCAGGGAACTTATCTAACTATTCCACTGGCCGTTACGGTATTGCCGGCTAACGCGCCTCAATGGACACAGGTGCTCGTATCTGATCCGTCTATGATACACGTCCTAGACAATGGCGACGGAACGCATAGCCTCCACCTTCTAAAAGGCGGAACTTGTACCGTAACGGTTAAAGATTATTCTGGCACCATCTCTGATACTATGACGGTTACAATTAACCAGGCGCTAGAGGATATCTCGTTTGCTTATAGCTCCCTAAACTTAACAGAGGGGGTTTCAAGACAGCTTACCGTCCAATTCAAACCTTCTACGGCTACCGACCAAAGGATTACCTGGTCTAGTTCCCACAGCGATATCGTGGTAGATCAGAACGGTGTGGTAACGGCTAACGGAACAGGACACGCAGTTATATCTGCTTATAGCCCAGCGATCAACAAAACGATTACGTGTGCGATTGAGGTGGCCGCTAACCCAGATACTACGAACTGGGCGGACGTCAAACAAAACTGGCAGAACTATGGTGTTGGTTCTCTATTACCAACGACGCTTGTCTTTGGAAATACTACCTATACTCCGAACTGGCGTGTGGTGGACGCCGATTATGACGTAACCTTACCAGATGGAACTACGGCAAAGGCAACTATCATTATGCTAGACCAATCACTACCGTTCCAAAACAGATATTCCACAGAGTCAAAGACCGCTTGCGACTCCGCAACGGAGCCGGTCGCTCTGGCGGACACATATTACTACGGCTACAATGGCTCTGCTTATACGAAATTGAACGTAGAAGTTGGCGACGCGTTGCCTTATAGCGACTACACAGCTATTTACAAGACAGGCCTCAATATGACAAAGGGATATACTGCCCTCAACAACGCATATATCAACCGTTGGGACGGCTCGGAAATTCGCGGTATCCTCAACTCTGACGCCGACAATGTATCTACGAGCTACACTCCGGTACATATAACAGATAGAGTATCCTACACCGGTAAAGGCTTTAAGGCCATAGTCCCATCTGATATGTTGGCCGTTATTAGTACGATTAGGAATACGACCGTCAACAACAATAACTGTTTCGATGGCGACACCTATACAACCGACGATCTGTTCTGGATCCCTGGTGCTTATCAAATGCAATTCAAGCCTTCTGATTATGACAGTCGTCCAGTTGCAAAGAACGCCCTGGAAGGCGAGCCGTTCCAGTATTACAAGGATAATATACCAACGGCCAACAATAACAGCTCAACTTATCGTGCCGTTATACCAATGGGTAGCTCAAGTGCCGTTCGTTACTGGTTGCGCTCCGCGTATTATTCCAACGCGTACTACGCATTATACGGGAATACCGATG